GTGAGCGAGAAGGCCATCGGCGACGAGCGGCGGATGCCGTTCTTCTGGATCACCGTCGCCGTCACCAAACTCATCCGCAGCCAGTACGTCAAGGACAAGGGGCGCCTGGTGCCCATCCTCGACGACGACCCCGGCCTGTCTCAGGTCAACTCCGTCTACCAGGCCCTCGTCGAGATCGCCAACGAGGCGCGGGCGCGGGAAGCAACTGGCGAGTCGAGCAGCACTTTCGTCACCGAGCGGGCCAAGGTCGCGCTGTACGCCGGCTGCTCGGTGAAGACCGTCGATCGCGTCGTCATCTTCCTCGAGCGGATCGGCCTGGTGAGCGTCGAGCGGCGGCGGAAACAGGGCGGGAAAGGACACCTCCCCAGCCGCTACACGCTGATCGAGCCCGATAGCGGGGGTGGCGACTCAGAGTCGCCAGGTAGCGACAGGGAGTCGCGAGGGGGTGGCGACTCAGAGTCGCACAACAACTCAAGAAGTAAAAACAGCCAAGAAGGAGGAAAGCCGCCGAAAACGTCCAGCAAGAAGGTCGGGCGCCACGCCGTCACCGACGCCGAGTACGAGCTGGCGGGGGCGGTCGTCGCCACCTTCAACGAGATCTTCGACACGGCTGTCTCGACCGACGCGCACCTCGTTCCGGTCGTCGGCCGAATCCGCGAACGGCCCGAGCTGAACGCCACCCAGCACCGCAAGGTCATGGAGGCCGTCGCCGCCGGCAGGCAATGGTGGGACACGCCAGCGCCGCGGATCGTCTACGGCAACGCGGCCCGCTTCGAGGAGTCGATCGAGGCAGCGCGAGCGGTGCATCGTCGGCGGTCGAAGACGGCGCGGCAGGGCAGCGACGCTAACGAGCGCCGCCGCCAGGCTCGCCGCGAACAAGGGCTGGACGACTAATGAGCGACAGCACCGCCTTCGTCCCGCCGCAGAACATCGACGCTGAGGAAGCGGTCCTTGGCGCGATGATGATGTCCAAAGCCGCCTTGACGGCTGTGCGTGTTTCGGGCCTCCGCGCCCCACACTTTTACCTCGATAAGCACCGGGAGATCTACGCGGCCCTCGAACGGGTCTCGCAGCGAGAAGGCTACGTCGACCAGCTCATGCTCGCCGACGAGGTGCCCACGTACAAGGACTACGTCCACGCGCTCGCGGCCGGGGTGCCCGCCGCCGGCAACGCCCTCCACTACGCCCGGATCGTCTTGCACCAGGCGAACCTTCGACAGAAGCTCCAGGGCAGCCAGGAAATAGCCGCGGGTGTGCGCGCTGCCCAGGAGGGAGGTGACGCCGCCCTCGAGGAGTCCGAGCTGCTGATCCGCAAGGGCCAAACGCTGGTCGCCACCGACCTAACCGTCGAGTCTGAGCCCACCTCCCGGCAAGAGCTGGCCGACGACTTCTACGAGTACCTCGACGGCGACGACGACGAAGAATTCTTCAAGCTGCCCTTCCCCGAGCTGAACGAGTGCGTGCTGGGCGGCTACAGGCGCAAGCAGACAAGCGTGCTGGCCGGCTGGACCGGGATGGGCAAGAGCTGGCTACTGGACCAAATGCTGCGCGGCTTCCACGAGCAGGGCCACTCAACGGCGATCTTCGCCACAGAGATGAGCAAGCGCGAACGGGTAGCGCGCCACATCACCCAGACGACCGGCATCGCCAACGAAAAGCTGCTGCGCAAGAGCCTCCTTACTCCGGACGAGATGAAGAAAGCGGTCGCAGCGCTGGACAAGATCCCCTTCGACTTCTTCGAGGCGAGCGGATGGACCGAGGGCGAAATCTGTGAGCGCATCATCTTCGGCGGCTACGACATCGTCGCGGTCGATGTCATCAACCTGATCCCCGGCTACGAAGAGAAGGTTGCCTACGCCAACCGAATCGCTCAGGCGTTCATGCAGGTGGCAGTCCGAGCCAACTGCCACGTAATCCTCGTCTCCCACCTCAACCGCGAGCGCGACAAGCAGATCGTCAAGCCGCGGCCAGTGAAGCGCGACCTTCGACAGACGGGGATGCTCGAAGCCAACGCCCACGCGATCCTCTTCCTGCACCGCGACCAGAACGAGAGCGACGGCAGCAAGAAGCCCGGCGGCGAAGCCTTCTTCGACAAGGTCCGCAACGGGATGGAAGGCAGCGTCAGGGTCACGCACAACCAGCGCTACCTGACCTTCCAGCGCGAGGCGCATGATCCGCAGCCCGCACCGGGAGATCACCTCGCTGATCCCGAGACCGACCCCGACGGCGACCAGCCGCGACCTGGGGCTTGGTTCTGATGATCCCCAAGTCCAAACAGCAGCGCGAGCGGGAAGCGCGACGCGACGACCATCCCTCAACGGGCGCCGTGCGCTGGAGCGGCGACGAGGATGAGGTTGCCTCGGGCGTCCCCGCCGACGAGCAGGTGCGCGTGTACAAAGGCGCACCCTTCGCTCCGGCCGGCGCGGTCGACAAGGTCGCCGGGCAGGCTTTCGTCAAGCCACCGCCGGAGCCGCCCTTCAAGCTGACGGGCAAGCAGTACCGCGAGCTGACCGAACGGAGCCGCCCGCGCATCGCTTTCCCGAAGGACGAGCCGTGCCCGATCACCAGGGGCGAGGTGTACCCGGTCACCACGCAGCTCTCCTTCGTCGTCACCGGCATTAGCGAAACGAAAACGGAGTGGGAGCTGCACTACGAGCTGCTCGACGAACGGCCGCACAACCTCGGCAAGCTCACCGGCTACGCCAGCTCACAGAAGGCGTCGATCGCGACGAGGAAACCGCGCGAAGATCAGCCGCTTGGCGGCCCGCAGTTTCGCGCCGAGACCGAGCCTGGCGCCCTCGAAGACAGCGAGCGGGAAGAGATCGTCGGAGAGTCGCGCGCCGACCGCCTCAAGCGCCTGAAAGCCCACCGCGTCCTCCTCCGCGAGCAGCACCGGCGCATGGAGCAGGAAGGCGTGCAGGCGGACGTGCGCTGGGGTATCCGCCTCGCGATCACCAGCTTGACCCAGCGCATCGACAACGAGCAGCGACGGCTCGAGGAGGAGGGGAAGGCGGCGGCGTGAGGCCACCTACCCCCGACGAGATCCGCGCCGCCCGTACCCCGAAGGGCGGTTGGACCGCCGCCCAGCTTGCTGAGTGGGGCGTCAAGTGGCCTCCACCGGCGGGGTGGCGCAAGCGTCTGGAACGGGCGAGCCGCCAGCAGGCGGCGGATGGCGACGTAAGATCAACAACGAAGGAGGGATGAGAGTGGAGAAGGAGATCACCGTCAAGCTGAAGGTGCCGCTGACCAGTGGCAAGGAGGCGACGCTGACGCTGGAGGGCGACGAGGTCGAGATCAAGGCGCCTCCGAGCTTTGGCTACCCGAAGGTGAAGCTGGACGACCTGCAGACGGCGGTCGCGCAGCTCTCGGAGGAGAGGCGATGATCGACCGGGGTGCCGCGACTGAAGTGGTCGGGGCGCCGCTCGGGACCAGGGCAGGCGACACGTTCACCTTGCCCGATGGAACCGAACTCATCGTCGGCGAAACCGAATGGAAGTCGGGGATGGGGCACGTTGTAATCGCTTGGCTGATCCCGCCGTTGCTCGCCGTCCTCTACCGGCTGCGGTTCCTCGGGCGGGCCGAAGGCCGACTGCGTGACCTGGCGGGCGAGTGCCTTCCGGTTCACGACTCACCCGTCGCTTGGGAAGTCGACGACCATCCCTTCGCCAAGCTCGGCATCCCCGTCATCGCGGCGCCGGGAGTGTCGCTGGGCAAGTTCCAGGTCGGCTCACCGCGCTACATGGAGCCCGAGCCGATCATCCTCGACGGTGAACCGGGTAGGCGACCGTGAGGGGGTTTAGCTGGATGATGGCCGGATACGACGACTTCGACAGCGACGGCGTCAGATTCGACAAGCAGCTACCGACTGGCGGCGTCTGGTCGGGCTCAGGGAACGCCGACGACTTCACTGTCACCGACGAGTTCCACCGCTGGAACGCCGAACAGGTCAGGCGCTACTCAGCGCGCCTCGCCGCGGCAAGGGAGCGCGAGTGCCGGCGCCTCGCCGAACAGAAGCTGCGCCCGCGTCTGCGCTGGCTCGTTGACCACCCGCGCCTGCTCGGCTGGGTGTACCGCCTCGTCCCGTCCTGGCGCCCGACGCTACGGATCTACCAGGGCTCGACGGCCGACCTGTGAGTGAGTACCCCGAAGCGCTGCTCAGGAAGGTGGCAGCGGCAATCACCGACGCCGAGGCCGGGCACCTCAACTGGGACACGCGAGCCAGGGCTGCCCTCGACGCCCTCGTGCTCCAATCGGTCTACGTTCTGAGCGAGTGCGTCGACTATGGAGAGCAGGAGGTCCGCGGCGTCTTCCTCACTCTCGACGAGGCCCAACAGTGGACGGGGTTTGAGCGCTGGGAATCGGACGATGAGAGGTCGATCTGGTGGAGCGCGTCGTACGAGATTGAGCGCACCGACCTACACCCCCCTGCAGCCGACTGATGGCCCGCGGCCCGATCCCCGACAAGCCCGCCGACCGCCCCACGGTCCCCGAGGTGCTGCCGCTCGTGCTGGCCTACCTGCGTACGCCTGGCAACTCGACCGGCGGCAACCTGCACATCATCCTCGGTGACCGCAACCTGGAGGACGGCAGCATCCGCTGGTGCTGCGACCGAGCTGCAGGGGCGGGCGACCAGGATGGCGTCGAGGTCGCCGAAGCAATGCTGGCGATGACCGGCACCCAGCGCCGGCAGCTCTACTGGCAGGCCAACGCCGCCCAGCGGCGGTGGTACCGCGACGATCCCTCGCGCGCAGGGCGCGTCTAGGTGTCCGTCAGGCACGGGTAAGATGTCGTCGTCCGGTCGAGGGCCGCAACCAGTGGAAACGCTCAGGCGGCGGTCTTTGCAAAGTGGCGCATGGATCCCCCATGCCCAAATGCCGGACTGAGGTCTCCACCTCAGCCCGCCGTCTGCCGCCCGCCTAAGCGGCCCCGTACGGCGGCGGGAACCTTCGACTTACCTTCGCCGAGTCCCTTACTGCCGAGCGCGAATGTCGCCGAGCTAGGGACAGATGGGAAAGCCGCGAGCTGACACGCGGTCAGAGTGGAGAACCCCGCGCGCTGGCGTGATTCCAGCTAGAGCCTTCGGGCCGACAGCGGCTACGTAACTCGCTCGGCGATGTGAAGCCGCGTGACCAGTGAGTGCGCGTCAACGTCCCCCAGGTGGTCCTGGCGACCTCCGGCCTGGCGTCATGCAGCCCGGCAGCGGGGGCTGAGGGCGATCAAGGACAACCACTGGACCGCTGCGAACTTGGGAGGCCCTCCGGCGATTGAACCTCGCCGGAGGGCAACATGCCCACCGGGAGCTATCCCCGATGGACGACACCCACGGTCGCAAGCCGTGGGCGCTCGGTCAATCGACGAGGGGGAGTAGCTCCGATGCGACCGTTCTACGACAGGGACGGCATCACGATCTACCACGGCGACCTCCGTGAGCTGTGGCCGATCGAGGCCGAGGTGATCGTCACCGATCCCCCCTACGGGATGAATTACCGCAGCGGCCGGCGCAAGTCGCACGACTCGCAGCCAATCGCCGGGGACCGCGACACTGAGCTTCGCGACTGGCTGCTCGAGCAATGGCAGGACCGACCGGCCCTCGTCTTCGGCACCTGGCGAGCTGGGCGCCCGGTGTGCCGCACCCTGCTCGTCTGGGACAAGCTGCTCGGGCCCGGCATGGGCGACCTGTCGCTGCCGTGGGGACCGGGCCACGAGGAGATCTACGTGCGCGGCCAGGGTTGGGTTAAGGCCGGGAAGCGCCAGAGCAACGTTCTTCGCTTCAAGGGGTACGCCGCGCGCAGCGGCGACCGCCCCGACCATCCGACGCCCAAGCCGGTCGAGTTAATGCGCCACCTGCTCGAACGCTGCCCCGCCGGCACCGTGCTCGACCCGTTCATGGGCGCCGGCAGCACCCTCGTCGCCGCCAAGGAACTCGGCAGGCGCGCGATCGGCGTCGAGCTGGAGGAGCGCTACTGCGAGATGGCCGTCCAACGACTTGAGGAGGTGCAACCGATGCACGACGACAAGACCTGGGACAGAGCCGAGGACAAGACGGGGGACTGACGTGATCGACGACCGCATGGCGATCCTTGCCGCCTGGCGCGAGGTGCTCGACAGCGGCACCTACGTCCTCGGTCGCCAGCTCGAAGCCTTCGAGGCCGAATTCGCCTCCTACATCGGCGTCAAGCATTGCGTCGGCGTGTCCAGCGGCACCGACGCGCTCACCCTGATCCTTCGCTCGGCGATCAAGCCCGGCGACGAGGTGCTCATCCCGGCCCTGACCTTCGTCGGCACCGCGGAGGCCGTCATCCACGCGGGCGGCGTCCCCGTCTTCTGCGACGTGGATCCCGAAACGTGGTGCATCACCGGCGAGACCGTCCGCGCGCAGTTGACCGGCAAGTCTGCCGCCATCGTCCCCGTCCACCTGTTCGGCAACCCGGCGCCGATGTACGAGTTCGAGGGCTATGGCCTGCCGGTGTTCGAGGACGCTTGCCAAGCGGTCGGCTCCTCCTACAGCGGCGCGATGTGCGGCGCGCTCGGCGCGGCTGCCGCGTTCAGCTTCTACCCCTCCAAGAACCTGGCCGGGGTTGGTGATGGCGGGGCGGTGACGACCGACGACGACGATCTCGCGCGCCGGGTCCGCTTGTCCCGCCACCACGGCTCTGCTGACGGCGAGATCCACGAGCTGATCGGCGGCACCCACCGCCTCGACGAGCTGCAGGCCGCGGTGCTTCGCATCCGCCTGGCCTCGCTCCCGGAGCGCATCGCCGCCCAGCGCGTAGAAGCCGGGCTGCTCGAGGCGCGCGGGCACAGACTTCAGCAGGTGACTCTCGGCGGCGAGTCTTCGTGGCACCGCTTCGTCACCTGCGAGGGCGACCGCTCAGGACGCGGTCGCAGCTACTACACAACCCCGATGCATCTGCAGCCGTCGATGTGCGCCTACGCACGCTGCGAGCTGCCGAATGCAGAACGATTCGCCAGGAGGAACGAATGCCTGAGCCCGGTATCCACCACTCTGCCCGTGTCGGCGGAGCACCCGAGTCCCGCGACTTCGACGCGGACTTCGCCGTAGAGCCCGTCATCGACCCCACCGCCACCGTTTCGGCCTTCTGCTCGGTCGACGCTGGCACCGTGCGCGCCACCACTGTCGGCGCCCGGAGCTGGCTACTGCAGCACGTCCACCTGGGCCACGATGTCGTGGTTGGCGAGGACGTAGAGATCGCGACCGGCGCGGTCATTGGCGGTGGCGCATGGATCGGCAACGGTGCTCGCATCGGCCTAAACGCCACAGTGCTGCCCCGGCAGGTCATCGGCGCTGGGGCCAGAGTCGGGGCTGGCGCGGTGGTCACCAAGGATGTGCCGCCGGGCGTGACAGTGGCCGGGAACCCGGCTCGCCACCTGAGGCTCTCAGTGGTCGCCGATCTGGAGGAACTCGCGACGGCGGTGGCTGTCGGGGCTCCAGCCGCCGGCCCCGTACAGGACTGACGTGCGAGTCGTCGGCCTGCTCTCCTGGTACGAGGAGAGCCCGCAATGGCTCGCGGAGATGATCGCGAGCTTGCCGAAGGCGGGGATCTCGCACCTGATCGCCCTCGACGGCGCTTACGGGCTCTTCCCCGGCGGCACCCCTACCTCTGACCTCACCAACGTCCAGGCGATCCAAGCCTCCTGCGAGGCCCACGGCCTGACCTACTCGATCCACCAGCCCGAAGAGGTGTGGGAGGGCAACGAGGTCGAGAAGCGCTCGGCCCTCTTCGAGCTGGCCGAACAGGTCACCACCGAAGACGACTGGCTCTTTGTGATGGACGCCGACGAGGTCATCACCGATGTCCCCGCCGACTTCACCGCCCGCCTGGCCGAGACCAGTCTCGACGTGGGGATGGTCACCTTCGAAGAGCCGCCCCGAGAGGACGGCCCGGCAGCGAGCTACCGCTGGCAGCGCAAACGCCGCTACCCGATCCGCGTCATCTTCCGCGCGATCCGCGGCATCCGCGTCGTGCAGAACCACTGGACGTACGTCACCCCAGACGGCCGGCGCCTCTGGGGGCAGAACAAGCGGACCCTGGAGCCTGCGCTGGACTGCACCGACCTTGAGATTTACCACCGCTCCGACCACCGCCACGAGGCCCGGCGAGCGGATCAGTACGCCTACTACCGCACCCGCGACGAGCAGCAGGCCGAGCTTGGGGCGTGCGCTCGCTGCAGCGGGAAGGCGACCAAGAGCGTCCCGACCAAATGGGAGCCCTCGCCTGAAGGTCTGACCGCCGACTACATCGACGTCTGCGACGACTGCGCCGCGGCCGTCAAGGAGGAGAACGCGCCAGTGCTTCGCAGATTCGGCATCGACCCCGAGACCATGCGCCCGATCATCGGAGCGGCAGCAGCATGAAGGCCCTGGTCGTCGGCCACGGCGTGATGGGCAGGCACCACGCCCGCACCCTCCGTCGCCTCGGCGTGGCAGTCCAGACGCTTGACCCCTCGACGAGGTCCGGTGCCGACCACCACCAGCTCACCGAGGAGCTGATCGACTTCGCCGACATCGTCTGCGTCGCTACCCCACCCGCCGAACTCGCAGAGGTGGGAGCGCTCTGGCTCGAACGCGGCAAGAGCGTCCTGGTCGAGAAGCCGATGGCCGTCGACCAGGAACAGGCCCAACGCCTCCTACAGGCTGAGCTCGATTCTGAGGGCAAGCTGCTCGTTGGGTACACCGAGCGCTGGAACCCGGCTGTTCATCTGCTCAAGGAGGCGTTGCCCCTGATCGGTGAGGTGCGCCACGTCGCCACCCAACGCCTCGGCCTGCCGCCCCGCTGCCCGCGTACCGGCCCGGCCCTCGACCTGCTGACCCACGACCTCGACGTGCTGCGCTTCCTCAACCTCTGGCCGCGCTTCGAAGGTGCCACCGGGACAAACGGCAGCATCGTCGCCAGCCTCGCCCTTGCATCAGGCGGCACCGCGACCCTGATCGCCAGCCACCTGCACGAGACCAAGCGACGCGCCATCGAGGTAGTCGGCACCGAAGGGATGCTCGCCTGCGACTTCCAGCGGCAGACGCTCTTCTGCACAACCGGCTCCGGTTGCACCGAGATCGAGGTGCTGAGGCAAGAGCCGCTGGTGCTTCAGTGGCAGGCGTTCCTCCAAGGCGAGGGCGTCAACTCCGGCGAAGCGAAGGTCGTCCTCGACCTCGCCGTCAGGGCAGAGGAGGCAGCAGGTGCCGATCGCCTACCAGTGTGTTGAACCCGGCTGCGTAGAACTGAGCGGCGAGTCCCGCTGCCCCAAGCACCGCAAGGCGCATGAGCTGCAGCGCCGCGGTGGTCTCAAGTCCGGCTGGGAGTGGACGGCGACCACCAACCGGATCAAGAGGCGCGACGGCTACCGCTGCACCGAAGTCATCGACGGCGAGCGTTGCACCTCCTCCGTCGAACTTGAAGTGGACCACGAGGTAGCACTGGAGGACGGCGGGACCAATGACGACGACAACCTGCGGACCCGATGCCGCGACTGCCACCTTCGACGCCACGGCAAGCAGCGTCGCCACCAGGGGGGGCCTCCAAATCGCTAGAGGTGCCCGCTACAGCAGCGCTTGTAGTCACGGAAACGAAAATCCGAGATCCGGCCGGTTTTTGCCCAGCGCTCTAACTAGTCGCGCGCGCGCGCGGTCGATGTTCCTTTCCGGCCCCTTCTCCTTCCCGAGCTAGCCGTGCCGCGTTCCCCATTTCCCCCTCCAGAGGACTTCGACGACGAGTCGAAGGCGCTCTGGAAAAAGACGATCAAGCACCTCGAAGAGCAGAGCACCTGGCAGCCGTCCGATGTGCCAGCGCTTGAACGCTACGTCCGCGCCACAGAACGAGCGCGACTTGCTCGCGACGGGCTGCCGCGCGACGACAAGGGCGCGCTCCTCCTGACCGCCAAAGGCTCGCAGCAGCAGCTCGTCCAACACCCAAACGTCAAGACAGCCCGAGAGGCCGAGCGAGATGCCCACGAGTACGCCAGAGACCTCCTCCTCACGCCGAAAGCCCGCGAGCAGCACGAGATCGAGAAAAGGCGGTCGGAGAAAGGCGGCAAGTTCGCCCTCTCGTAGGAAGCCAGCGCGCCGCCCCGCCGGCAAGGTGCGCTGGAGCTACGAGTGGTTCGTCTGGTTCGCCGAGCTGCTGACGCTCCCGGTCACCGATGTCAGCTACACCGGCCCGCCCAAGCCGCTCCGGCTGGAGCCGTTCCAGCGCTTCATCCTGAAAATGGCCTTCAAGACGGGACGGGCCGAGCTGCTGGTGCTGCTGCCCAAGGGCAACGGTAAGACGCTCCTCTTCGCTGCGCTCGCAGTCTTCCACCTGCTCACCGTCGACAACGCCGAGTGTTTCATCGGTGCCGCAGATGGCGAGCAGGCGAAAACGATGTACCGCTTCGCCAGCCACTTCGTCGAGTCCGAGCCGGAACTGGAAGCGCGACTGGACGTGCGGAAGTCGACGCGCGAAATCCGCTCCAAGCGCGACCAAGGGTTCATCCGCGTCCTCGCGTCCGACCAGTCGAAAGCGGGCGGCAAGCGCCACTCCTACAACCCGTCGCTGGCGCTGATCGACGAGCTTCACGCCCACGAAAACGACTCGCTGTACACCGCCCTGCGCTCGGCCACCTTCAAGCGCGGCGGCCTGGTCATCACGATCTCCACCGCCGGCCACGACGAGGAGAACTCGCCGCTCGGGATCAAGCGCGCCGCGGTCTACGCCTACGAGCATTCGGGCGGTCGCATCCGCCGCGGGCTGAGAGTCAACGGCCGAGCCCAGGCCGTCAAGCACAAGGACGGGCGGCTGACGATCGTCGAAGCGCCCTCCGGCAACACCTGCATGTTGGAATGGGCCTGCACTTCCGAAGACGACCTCGACAACATGGAAGTCGTCAAGCTCGCCAACCCGGCCTCCTTCGTGACGATCGCCGGGCTCGAAGACGGGCACGAGACACTGGAGCCCTCCACCTTCGCCCGCTACCGCGCCAACGTCTGGGCTCAGGCGGCGGACGCGGTTATCAAGGAAGCCGTCTGGGATGCGCTCAACGACGGCTCGACGATCCCCAAGGGAGTGCCGCGCTGGGCGATCGTCGACTTCGCGCAGAAATCAGACGGCGCCGCGGTGACGCAGCTCTACCTCGACGAGAGGCAGAAGCTGATCCCGAAGGCGCATGTATGGGCCAGGCGCGAGAAGAAGGCGGGGCGCCCGCAGCCCGCAGCCCACACCCTGGTCGACGAGGAACGAATCCGCCAGTCGATCGTTCGCGACCACATCCGCCACATCCACAAGAACGAAGGAGAAGTCCTTGGCGTCATCTTCGACCCGCACCTGTTTGACCCCGAGGAACTCAACGATGAGGGGTATCTGATGATCCCGTTCCCACAGAAGCGAGAGCGCCAGGTACCGGCCTCCAAGAAGCTCTTCGACACGATCAACGAAGGCGGGTTCGCGCACGATGGCGACAAGGTGCTGCGCTCCCACGTCATCTCGGCTGGCGCCGTCCCGGCCGGCGAGGGCTGGCGCTTCTCCAAGGCGGTCTCCAAGAAACTGATCGACGCCTGCATCTGCTTGCAGATGGGAGTCGAACAGGCCATCCAGGGCGTTCCCGCCAAGCCCTTCATTGAGGTGCTCGGATGATCTGGCGCCGGAGCTACATCCGCAAGCTGACCCGCCAGAGGGTGATCGTCCACACCCGCGACGACCAGTCGATCCGGGGCGTGCTGAAGGAAGTTCACCCCGACTGCATCGTCATCACCGCGGCGCAATACCTCGACAAAGCAACCACCGAGGACGTGAGCGGGACGCCAGTGATCCCCCGCGAGAACGTCGCCTGGTTGCAGGTGCTGAGCGATGCCGGTTCTTGAGACCTCGGGCGGCAAGCTCGTAACGATCGGGGGGCGGGCCTCCTGGCTCTCGCGTCCCTCTACGCCGCTGGGCGCGCTGGGCAGTATGGGCAGCGGCGTCGTCACCCTCTCCGGTGGCGCCCCGGTGTCCTTCGCGCAGCTCTACCGGACGCAGCCGTGGGTGGCCGCGAACGTCAACAAGCTCTCGCGCCAGATCGCGCGCCTGCCCCTGCGGGTCTACAAGCTCGGCTCGCAGAGCGACCGCGAGGAAGTCACCTCGGGGCGCCTCGTCGACCTACTCCGCAACCCGTGGGAGCGGGGCTCGTCGGTCTCGATCAAGCAGGCCCTGTCCTTCCCCACCGTCCTTCACGGCAACAGCCTGGTCGCGAAGATGCGCCGCTCCTCGGGCGCACCGCCGACTTCCTTCCTGCCGCTGGACTGGCGGTTCCTGATCCCGCACCTCGACGATCGCGGCGGCATCATCTTCTGGGAGACAGTCCAGACGGGCAAACCGCTCTTCCTCGACCCCGCCGATGTCGTGCATGTCGCGTGGATGGCGCCTGATGGCGACCTCGGTGTTTCCCCGCTGCAGCAGCTCGGCACCACCATCCGGCTCGAGGACGCCGCCCAGCGCTACGCGACCAGCTCCTTCGACAACGCCGCCCGCCCCGCGGGCGCCCTGGTGTACGACAAGGACACTCAGGTCAAACCGGAGGAACGGGAGGAACTCCGCGCGCAGATCGAACAGACGCACGGCGGCGTGGAGAACGCCTTCAAGCTCCTCCTGCTCGGCGGCGGTCTCGACTGGAAGCCGTTCTCACAGACGGCCAAAGAGGCGCAGCTCACCGACTCGCGCAAACTCAACCGCGAGGAAGTGGCGGCGGTGTACGACATCCCGCCGCCGCTGATCGGCATTCTCGACAACGCCACCTTCTCCAACGTCACCGAGCAGCACAAGATGCTGTTCACCACGATCCTCGGACCCTGGCTGACGCTGGTTCAGGAAGCGCTCCAGGCCCAGTTGATCGACCCCGAGCCCGCCTTCGCCGGGCACTTCGTGGAGTTCGACCTTAACGAGCAGCTCAAAGGTGACCCGGAGAAACGCATCCCGGCGATCACCAAAGCGATCGAATCGGGCCTGTACACGATCAACGAGGCGCGGCGCATGGAGAACCTGCCGCCCGTCAACCACCCCCACGCCAACGTTCCCCTGATCCCAGGGAACAACCTCGTGCCGCTCGGTTCAGAGGGCAGCGGCGACGGGGGCGACGGCGGTGGCAAGGATGACGGCGGCGCTGTCGCGGCGGCCATCGGGCGAGCCCGTGACCGGACGTTGACGCGAGCTGGCGCCGGCGCCGAAGACCTCTTCGACCGGCCGCGGTTTGAACGCGAGCTGACGGCGGACCTTGGAGCGTCAGAGGCAGAGAGCGTCTACGCCCTCGCCTCGATCCTCGAGAACGGCATCAACCAGGCAGCGGGCGAGCCCGACCGCCTCAAGCAGTTCTTCTCGGCGCTCAGCGCCTGACCAAAGGAGATACCCACCGTGGAACCCACGACGCGGGCTGTAGTCCCCTGCACCGAGCACCAGACGACCACCTGGGCCGTACAGCCCGAGGTGCTCCACCAGATCGCCAACCACCTCATCAAACGGCCGAGCGCCGAGCTGCTCGCCGCAGTCCCGCAGGCGGCGTCGGCAGACGTGCCGGTCACCGGGGGCGTCGCCGTCATCTCGCTTCGCGGCCTCATCACCGCCCGTCCTTCGCTGCTGAGCATGTTGCTGGGCGGTGGCGGCGGGCTGAGGGTGTTCCGCTCGGCTTTGCGGGAAGCGGTCGCCAGCGAGGAAATCGGCTCGATCCTCCTCGACATCGACTCGCCGGGCGGGTCGACCGACCTCAACAACGAGGTCGCCGCCGAAATCCGGTCCTTCCGTGGGAGCAAGCCGATCATCGCTCTCGCCAACACGGTCGCAGCATCGGCGGCGTACTGCATCGCCTCGGCTGCTGACGAAGTGGTCGTCACCCCAAGCGGGCGGGTCGGCTCGATCGGCACCTACCTCCTGCACCTCGACTGGAGCAAATTCAACGATGACGCGGGGATCAAGCCCACGTACATCAGCGCCGGCAAGTACAAGGTCGAGGGCAACGAAGACGAGCCGCTCGAAGACGAGGCGCGCGCGGCCCTGCAGGAGATGGTCGACGACTACTACGCCCTCTTCGTCGCCGATGTCGCCGCCGGAAGAGGCGTGTCCACGAGCGCCGTGCGCTCTGGCTTCGGCGAGGGCCGCATCGTCACCGCGGCCAAGGCCGTCGAGGTCGGCCTGGCCGACCGCGTGGCGAGCTTCGAGTCGGTCGTCTCAAAGCTCGCCGGCACCGGGGCCAACGGCGGCAAGACGACCTCGCTGCACGTCGCACTCGACGCCGCCGCGCCCACTTCAACTTCACCCACCAAACAGCCCGAAGACAAGCCGACTCCCAAGGGGCAAAGCCCCGAGGAGGAGCGGGCGAGGATCGCACGGCTGGCTACAGCACGCCCAACACACACCACACCCTGAAAGGGGGTAGCCAGCGATGGCAACCGAGATGAAGCAGAAGCTGTCCGAGGTAAACGGCCAGATCACTGAGCAGAAGCAGGTGACTCAGTCGAAGTGGTCGGCGTTCGAGGAGGCCCGCGAGAAATTCGCCAAGGCCGGCGAGGACGCCAACAACACGGAGTCCGAGGCGTTCAAAGAGATGGACGCCGTCAACAAGGAATACAGCGTTGAGGCGGAGAAGCTCACCGACCTCGAGGCCGTCCGCGATGGCGTCTTCCGCGCCATGAGCGGGGAAGGTCCGGCCAGCCCCGAGGAGGCTGCTGCCGCGCTGAAATCCTCGACCCTGGTTCGCCCCGACGAGTTCCGCTCGCTTGGCTCCAAGGCCGTGGAGTCGGACGCCTACAAAGAGCTGAAGGCGTCCGGGGCACTCGACAGCGACCACGCGAAGTTCAACGCGGTCCTTGGCGAGCGCGGCTCGACCGATGAACTTCGGTCGGCACTCCTGACCGGCGCCGACGACGCCTCTGCGGGGGCCTTCGTCGTCAACGACCGGAAGGGCTACGTTCCGCAGCCCCAGCGGCCTCGGACGATCCTCGACCTCATCACCACCGGGTCGACCGACTCCGACATCGTCGAGTTCGTCCGGCAGCAGGCGTTCTCCAACGTCGCGGCGGAGGTCGCGGAGGCGACGACCACCGCGACTGGCACGAAGCCCGAGGCGAGTCTCGCCTTCGAAATCGTGCAGGCGACCGCGAAGAACATCGCCCACTGGGTGCCGTCCACCCGCCGGGCTCTGGCCGACGCGGGGCAGCTCCGCACGATTGTTGACGCGCAGCTCCGCTACGGGCTGGAGTACCGCTTGGAGGGCCAGGTCGTGTCCGGCGATGGTGCCGGGGAGAACCTGAAAGGGATTCTCAACACGTCCGGGATCCTCACCCAGGCCAAGGGCTCCGACTCGATCGCGGACGCCATCCACAAGGCGATCACCAAGATCCGCCTCGGCTTCCTCGAGCCGAATGGCGTGGCCCTGCACCCCAACGACTGGGAGGTCGTGCGGCTGTCGCGGGATGACAGCGGCGCCACCGCCGGCACCGGGGGCTACCTGTACGGCCCGCCTTCGACGGCGGGAGCCGAGCAGATGTGGGGCAAGCCGGTGGCCGTCAGCGCCGCCGTGCCGGATGACACCGGCCTCGTCGGTGACTTCCGCTTCGCCACCCTGTGGCTGCGGGAAGGCATTCAGGTTCTCGCGTCCGACTCACACTCGGACTTCTTCGTGAAGAACCTGATCGCGGTCCTGGCCGAGATGCGGGCGGCGTTCGGGGTTCAGCTCCCGGCTGCCTTCTGCAAGGTCACCTCGCTCGACTAAAGCACCACCCCAACCCCGGCGGGCGTCATTGCCTGCCGGGGTTTTCGCATGGCACTTCTCAACTCACAAGCTCTTGGAAAGGAGCGGGTCGATATGACCGACGAGCAGCGCATCGCCACCGAGGACATCGTCGAAGAAAACGCCTTGGGGCAGACCGTGGTCGTGGTCCCTGCAGGCCAGCCAATCCCCCCCGGCGTCGAGGCGCCCGAGCCCAAAAAGGCGAAGGCCAAAAGCAAAAAGTCCTCGTCGGCCAAGGACGACTAGGCGGGCAGCGTGGCGCTCACCACCGTTGACGCAGTCAACGTCTTCCTCGAATCGGATAACGACGAGCGCAACGCCGTCATCCAGAGCTTGATTGCTCCCTGCTCGCAGGCGATCGAGAACTACACGCACCGCGAGTTCACGAAAGCCGACGACGAGGAGCGCGTCTTCGCTCACCCCGGAGGGCTGATCTTCGATCTCGCTCCCTACGACCTCCGCTCGGTCGAGTCGATCGCGACCGGCACCGATACCTCGACGCCGACCTTGCTGGCGGCGGCTGACTACGCGCTGCGTCCGCTGCCAGCGCGCCACGGCGTGTACCTGCGGATCAAGCTCGCGCGCGACCCCGGCCCTTGCGAGATCACGGTCTCCGGCGATTGGGGCTTTGAGAAAGTCCCCGAGGACATCGCGAACTGCGCGATCAGCACCATCGCCCTCTGGATGCGCCGCGAAGTGACGGCCTTCGAGCGCTCGGTGACACTCGACGAGGAACGGCTGGAGCGCCCGGAGGCGCTGCCCAGCGCCATCCGCGGGCGCCTAGCGCCGTGGCGGAGGCCGAAGCTCCCATGATCGTCCAAGCTCGCCTCGACTCGTTCCAGACGCGCGAGGAACTGAAAGCTGGCCGGAGGCTCCTCCGCGACCGCGTCAAGGAGGGACTGAAGGAGGCCGGGCAGCGCGCCGTCCTGCCCGAAGCCAAGCGCGCCGCGCCAGCGGTGATCTCTCACGCACTGACCACGAAAGCGACGACCCGCGGCGCCTACCTCACCACCCTCGGCCGGCGCAAGGACGACGACATCACCGGCCTACTCAACTTCGGCGGTCAGCCCAAGGACGTAATCCGGCCGCGGCGGATGGGGGCTCTGCACATCCGGGGCACCAACGTAGTCGTCGCGTCGATCGGTCACGAGGGTCGGCCGCGCGCCCGCTACAAGGGCAAACACTTCCTTGAGGCGGCGATCAGCCGTTCGGTCCCCATGATGGAGCGCATCACCGCGGACAAGGTGATGGAGGCGTTCGGGAGGTCGGCGGTATGAGTGAACTGCACGACGCACTCGCCGACGCCCTGGTCGAAGTGCTCGATGGGCTCGACGTCCGCGCCTACAAGTGGTCGCAGGGCGGGATCAAAGTCCCCTGCGCGGTAATCGAGCTGCCGACCTTCCGACGCACCGAGCCCGACCAGCCAGAGTCCCGCGTTGGTGCCGACGACTGGCGGCTGGACTTCCCAGTCATCTTTTACCGCGAGATCACCTCCAAGGCCAAACCGCAGGCCGAACTCGCCTCAACAGTCGAACGCTTCATTAAGGCGATCGACAACCTCAAACCTTCCTCTGCGGGCCTGATTCTGAACGACCTTTGTGAAGACGCAAAGGTCGTCGAAGCGGACCCCTTCCTCGTCGATTCCGACAAAGCCCAGAGCCGGGATCTCGTCGGTTACGAGACCCACGTCTCACTCCTCGCGTTCCAGTAACCCCGACCCCGAAAGGGAAAGGAGATGTTCCCCTATGAGCGCCACCAAGCGCCAGGGCCTCCGGCTGTCATTGCCCGGAGCGCCTAACACCCCCCACGTAGTACCCGGTGTGTCGGGTTACTTCTACCCCGATGCGCCGACCCCGGTTGGCGAGGTGGGCGAGATCCCTCTCGACGCAGCCAAGGAGCTGTCCAGCGACAAGGGCACTCCCCTCGAGCTAATCGACATCAAGTCCTCCGAAGTGGAGGCAGCCGAGTCATTGGCTGCCGAAACGGTCGTGGAGGGACGCAAGGGCCTCATCGTCGCCTCTCGCCAAGGATTCGCTGGCGCAGAGAAGGCGCGGGCCGAAGACGAGCACGACTCCACCAAGGAGGAAAGCTAAATGCCTAGCGGCTACGTGAGGGAGTCGTTCGAGTCGGTCCCCGGCAACGAGACCAACTCGCCCACTCTCTCGACTAAGAAGCTGTTCCCGCCGATCCAGAGCGTGCAGCCCAAACTCGGCGCCAAACCACTCTCGCGCGACGACGAGCTGCGCAACCAGGACGAGCCCCTGGCGGTCATTACCGACGCCTTCGAGCCCGCCTGGGAGTACAAATCGCGGGCCTACCCGGACGTGACGGGCTGGCGCCTGAAGCACATCTGCGGGGAACCGACGACTACCGCCGGCAACGGGATCATCACCGACCCCGACGGCGTCGTCATCCCCACGGGCGCCTACAGGCACGTCTTCAAAGCGCCGTTCGGGCCTGCCGGTGCAAGCCCGCTCACGGTGGCGATGGAGGCGGCGTACGCCGACCAGTCCACCTACTTCCGGCTGAAGGGAGTTGCCTGCGCGGAGCTTTCGATCGAGACGCCGGAGGAGGGCGGGGCGAGCCTGTCCGCCAACGGCCCAGCGTGCTACATGCAGCGGATCGCCGACCCGGCGCTCTCGCCCGCATATGAGGCGCTGAGCATCCGGCCGTTCGTCCGGGGGAACCTGGCGCTGAGCTGGCTCGGCGGCGGGGGCACCACCCAGGACTTCTCGCTCACGATCGCCAACCCGGTCGAAGCGGTGAGGTCTCTGGGGATCGCCTCGAAGTTCCCCGACATCATGGAGAAGGCCAACGAGGGGCCGATCGTGGTCTCGGGTTCGATCCCGAAGCGCCAGCTCGACCCCGACGATTACGACGCCCTCCTGAACGCGACCGGGTTTGCCGCCCTGGCGAAATGGGTCTCTGACTCACTCATCACCGGCGCCTACCCGTACAAGCTGTTCCTCGGGATGGCGAACTGCCAGTACATCGACGGCGACGTCGATGCGCTGCAGAACCAGCGCCGGCACGGGGCGAGCTTCAACTGGAAGTCCACCACGGCTTCCACCGGCTCGACCACGATCACCCTTGTCAACGCGACCCCAAATTACGCCTGATGGCTGAGAAGCTGAAGTTCAAGCGCCGCTTCAAGCCGATCACCGTCGAGATCGAAGGCAAGGGCGAGGCCGTCCACCTCTTCGAGACGGTTGCCCTCACCCGCTCTGTCGAGCGGGAGGTGGCTGAGGTGATGGCTGGGGTCTCCGGGTTCGACGCCACCACCACCGACGAGGAGGCGATGGATGTCGTCCTCGAGGCGATCGACAAGATGGTCGTCCCGGCCAAAGGCAAGAAAACCCTCGCCTCCAAAGTCCTCAAGGAACTTTGGAAGGACGAGGACATCGAGTCGATGGACATCATCGACTTCCTCAACGAAGTAGCCACTAAGCGCCGCCCTACCTAACCGACGAGGAGGAGTGGGAACTCTTCGTTCTTCGTCGGGAGTTCGGCATCGGCGCCTACGAGGCAGAGGAGGAGATCTTCGACTTCGAGCGAGATCTCCTCATCCGCCGCTACGTGGAAATGCAGACAGGGGCACAAGGGGGGTCGTCCGGTGATCCGGGCGACCTCCAGTCCGTGCCCGACGAGCTGAGGGGACTGTCCTAAGTGAAACGCGGCCGCATCAGGCTCTATTTCGAGGGTGAGGACCGCGGCGCGGTCGCTGCCGCTGCACGCACAGAGGCGGCCGTCGTTGGCGTCGATGACGCCACGAAGCGCTACAACAAGACAGCCGGCGAGCAGCAGGTCGCGATCGAGAAGGTCAACCGGCGGAACTTCGAGCTGGTCAGCAGCACGAAGGCCGTCAACCGCGAGTCTGCCTCGCTCGTCGACCAGATGCAGAACGTGAACCTCCGGTTCACGTCGATGCGGAACATCGTCAGTCTCATCAAATGGCCCGCCCTCATCTCGGGGGCGGGCTATGCGGCCGAGGGCATTGGCGCGCTGGGCGCTGGCGCCACTGGCCTCGTCGGCGCGCTGGCACCGCTGAGCGGCGCGCTGGCGGCCTACCCGGCCCTGCTCGGCGGCGTCGGGCAGGCTGCCGGTGTCCTCGCGCTGACGCAGATGGACGACCTTAAAAGCGCCCTCGAAGGCAACGAGGAGGCGCTGAAGAAGCTCTCGCCGCAGGCCAAAGGGCTGCTCAGTGTCATCAAGGGCCTCGAGCCAGAGTTCAAGAAGCTCCGCTCGACCGTCCAGGCGCGGCTCTTCGACGGGCTGACCACCGGGCTGAAGTCCGCGCGCGGCAACTTCGACGTGGTCCGCCGCGTGATGGGCGCCACCGCCACCTCACTGGGGAACCTGGCGAGGCGGGCGGGAGAGCTGGTCGGCGGCAAAGGATTCGGCCGCGACCTCGAGCGCATCGGCAAGGGGAACGCCACAGTCCTAGAACGAATGGGCCTCGCCGGGCTGAAGCTCGGGAGTGCCCTCCGGCACGTAATGGTCGCAGCGCAGCCTTTCCTCGGCTGGCTCTCGGGCAGCGCGATCAAACTGGCCGACTGGGTGAACGGCGCTGCCGAGGCGGGCCGGGAGTCGGGGAAACTGCACGGCTTCTTCAACCGGACGCGGGAAGTGATCGAACGGCTCTCGTCGATCACCGGCTCGCTGGTGTCCGGCTTCCTCGACATCGGCCACGCCGCCGCTCCACTTGGCCGCGAAATCCTGGCGGCTCTCGACGACGCGGCTCAGGGCTTCTCAAGCTGGACGAGCTCGATCGAGGGCAAGAACAAGCTGAAGGACTACTTCGAGAACGCCAAACCGGCGATCTTCGAGATGGGGCGCCTGGTGCGCGACGTAGCCGGGGTCTTCCTCGAACTGTCGGCTAGCACCGGCATCGCGCCGCTGACTCGCCAGATCCGCACCGAGCTGGTCCCCGTCATCAAAGAAGTGCTCGAAGGGACGACCCAGTCCTTCGGCCCGCACCTCGTCAGCGCCCTGGTGCAGATCGGCAAACTCTTCGGCCACCTCGTCGGCAGCTCGGGCCCGTTGACCCTCTTCGTCGATGCGATCGGGCGCTTCGCCGGCTTCATCAACTTCCTCTTCGAAAAAGTGCCCGGCCTCAATGGCGTCGTCGTCACTTTGGCCGGGGCGATGGGCGTCGCCAAGGCGATGAAGTTCACCGCCGCCATCACCGGCGTCTCGACGCTGATTGACCTCTTCAAGAAACTGAAGACCGCCGCCATCGGGGCGAAGATCGCCGAGGAAGGCGCCAGCGCTCCCAGCTTCCTGGGCGGCGGCGTGGGGCGCTCCGCGAAGGGCGGCGGGATCAAGGGCAAGCTCGGTGGGCTGCTCGGCCTCGGCGCCACCGCGGCCACCACGGTCGGGCCCGCCGGGATGCTGAGCGGCGCAGAGGTTGCGGGGATGGGTGGCGCCGAGGGTGCCGGCGGACTCCTTGCCGCTGCACCGGCGGCCGCGCCCTGGCTAGCCATCGCTGCGGCTGTAGCGGCGACCGCGGCCGGGCTGGTCCTCCTCTACAAGAACTCGAAAACCTTCCGCGACATGCTCGCCCCGATCGGACAGGCCGGCGAGGACGCCTTCAACGGCATCAAGGCGCAGCTCGCCCCGCTGGGTAAAGCGGTCTCGGACCTCGGCAAGTCCTTCGGCGGCAATGACGGGCTGATCGGCAAGGCGAAGGCCCTGTACCAGGAATTCAAAGGGCCGATCAACGCGGTGCTCGGCCTTCTGCGCTCGGTGTGGTTGCACGGAATCGAATCGGTCTTCGACCGGGTTGCCCAGGTGGTCCGTGGCCTCGGCCAGATCTTCGGCGGCTGGGCGCAGCAGTTGCGCGGCGTGATCGAGGTAATCACCGGGATCCTCACGCTGAAATTCGGCAAGGCGTGGCAGGGCGTCAAGGACATCTTCAGCGGCGGGATCAAGGTCGCGCTGGGTTTCCTGCGCATCGCGGTCTCGCCGATCACCTCCATCGTCAAGGCCATCGGCGGCGTTCTGAGCGACGTGTTCGGTGGCGCCTGGGAGAAGGTGAAGGGGATCTTCGAGGATGGCCGCGACGCAGTGGTCGGCTTCGTGCAGGACGTGCTGGATGTCGTCAACCTGATCCCCGGCATCCCCGACATCCACATCGAGGACTCGGGTCCGAAGACGAGCAGCCGCAAGGAAAGCAAGGAAGCGCTTCACCATCAGCATCGCTACAGCGGGGGGCCGATCACCCGGCCGACGGCGATCGTTGGCGAGGAGGCGCCCCAGCATCACGAGTGGGTCATCGCCACCAACCCGCGCTACCGCAAGAACAACATCGGCTACTGGATGCAGGCGGGCCGCGACCTCGGCATCCCCGGCTTCTTCTCCGGCGGCGACATCGCCGGTGCCGTGGGCGGTGCGGTCGGCGCAGCAGCCAGCACGCTCGGGGGGGCGGTGAGCAACATCGTGGGCAAGGGCTCCAGCTACTTCCTCGACAAGCTGCCGACGCCGCACCTGCCGAGCTGGATGACGGGTCTCGGCAGCTACGCGATCGACCACGTCGCTGACTTCATCAGGAACGGCTTCCAGAGCAAAAAGCTCGGCAAGCTCTCGATCGCGCCGGGAGTGACCGGGTACACGGGCCCGCCGGCCAACCTGAAGCAGCTCGGCGACAACCGCTACGTCGACTCGCACACCCTGGCGGTCACCGCCCTCCTCGACCGGATGTTCGGCCTCTCGATGTCGAGCGGCTACCGCTCACCGCAGCACAACGCTGAAATCGGCGGGGCGCCTGGCTCCTTTCACACCCACGGCAGCCCCTCCAATCCCGGCGCCACGGACTCGGTTGGCCCGATGGGGAAGATGAAGGCGTACATCGCCTTCGCCAAGAAGCACGTCGTGGGCCTCAAGGAGGCGATGGTCGACAACTACGCCGGGCAAGGCTGGAACGCCCACCTCGGGTTCTTCGCCAAGGGCGGCAAGGTCGACTGGGGCAAGCTGGTCGGCTCCCACTGGGACAACGACGAGCTGGCGACGCTCGCCCACATCGTGGGTATGGCGAACCCCGGCTACATGGCGCAGATCGCCCAGGGCGAGTCCAGCGGCGATGCCTCTGCGCATGGCGTCGACCCTGGCGGCACCGAAGGACTCGGGCTCTGGCAGGTCACCACCGGCTACAACGACGAATTGATCGCCAAGTACGGCGGACGTGGCGCGATGTTCGACCCGCTGAAGAACGCCGAAGCCGCAGCGGAGATCCTCGCCAGCTCGGGCACGGGCGCCTGGTACGCGCCGCCGACCGGGCCGAAGGGCAAGGTCAACGCAGCGCTCGCCACGAAGATCCGTGCGGCGATGTCGGGCAAGCCAGTCGGGGGCGACGGCGCCAGCACCAAGAAGCGCGACTTCAAATTCGGCCTCGGACAGCACAACACGGCAGTCTCCCTCCCCGGCTTGCCTGCGGGGCAGGTACCGGCCGAGGCGGCGGGCCTGCCGTCGCAGATCCGCGACCTCTTCAAGCAGCCGGGGCTTTCATTCGCCAGCAAGGTCGGCATCGCCGAATACGCGGCATCGTCGGCGGCCAGCACCCGCGAACCCACATTCGACGCGCAGGGCATCGAAACGAGTGCTGACAGCCATGCCGACGACAAAGCTGCTGCGCGACTCCAGAAGTCATTGGCCGAGGCCAACAAGCGGCGTCTGGAAAAGCGTCTGCGCGAAATCAAGGCGCAGCTCCAGAAAAAAGGGCTGAGTCAGAAACAGCGCAACCGGCTCCTTGCCGAGCAGGCCCAACTCACCAGCAACTTGACGGCGACGAGGCAGGGCATCCAGGGTTTCAACGAAACCCTCAGCGCTGGGCCCGACGCTCCCGAAGGGCCGACCGCAATGGACTACGCGAGCCGCGACCTAGCGCTTGCGGAACTCAACCACGATGCCGCCGGTGAAAGCGCTGCGCGACAGCAGATGCTGCAGATCGCCGAAGGACAGCTCGCGGCGGCGCAGCAAACAGCCGACCCTCGCGACGACATCGAAGCGATTCAGCAGCTCAAGGCCATTCGGGAAGCGATCGACAACAGCAGGGAGCACCTCGAAGAACTCCTTGCGCTTCAGAAACAGCAGACCGAAGAACGGCAGCGCGCGCTCAACGTTTCGCAGTCCCAGTACGACGTGCTGGCGCAGGCCATCGCCGCTGTGGTTTCGGGTCAGATCGGTGGCCGGGTCGGCCTCGGGTTCCAGACGCCTTCGGTGGCGGGATCGCTGGCGAACTACTGATGCCAGGCATAGGGCTGAAGATCGACCCCGTTGGGGAGGACGCCGCGAACGTCCCTCTGGACCTGAATGACGGGACGAAGTTCCGGGCGCTAAAGGCTCAGTACCCGACGCCGCCGCGCAGGGTGAACTGGTCGTCGAGCGCAGACACAGAGGGATCGCTGCCGGCGAACCTCCAGTACGACAACCGGCAAATCACGATCGAAGATCGCGTCTACGGATCCTCTGCCTCCGACCTGCAAACCCAGCTCGGCTACCTCGAGCAGAAGATCGGCAAGATCAACGACGAGGGCGCCACCCACGAATACGTTTCGCCAAGTGGGGTCGTGTGCATCTTCGACCTCCTTGAGGCGCAGGCGGACTACGAGCTGGACAACAGGGCTCTCGCCAACAAGTTCACCACCGTCACCATCGTCTTCACGGCGAAGCCGTTCTGGCGCTCTGGCCTCGCCAATGAGGTAGCTGGGGTCGACCACGCTGAGGCGACGCTGCCTTGCGTCGTGGGCGTCGACACGACCATCGCCGGGGACGTGCCTGCGCTCGGTCGCCTAGTGATCGACGAGGATCAGGGAGCGGACCAACTGAGCCTTCTCTGGGGCGTCCAGAGCCGCTACTACAGCAACGCGGCAACAGCCGAACTCTTCTACCAGGCCGAGTCTCGAACCCCGCTCAGCGGCGCGGCGACTGCCGCCCTAACCGGCGCATCGGGCGCGGGAAGCAACACCGTGCGTCACACCGAACTGCTGCCGAGCTGGCAGGCGGTGCTCTCGACTCAGGCTTCGGGAGGAGGTAGTCACCTCTCCCACGTCGGTACCTACCGCGTGCTTGCTCGAGTCCAGCGCCCAACCTCCAACACCGGGGCCGTAAGCCTTTGCCTCGAATGGGGTCAAGGAGACTTCCTGCGACGGACGGTCAACGACTCCGTCGACTACGCCGCCGACGAACTAGAGGGCGTCTGGATGCTCGTCGACCTGGGGCTCGTCCAGCTCGACAAGGTCACCGCCGGCACCCAACGCTGGGAGGGTCGCGTCCTCGCGAAGTCCACCGTGGGCAAAGACGACATCTACGTCGATTGCCTGATGCTCTTCCCGGTTGACGAGGGGTACGGATCGCTCAAAGTCACACCAAGCCTCACGGTCCCGTCTTCGATCCTCGCTCACGACGAGTTCGATCAAGTCGGGGGCGGCACCCTCGCGGCGAAGGTCGCCCCGGCCGGCGGGACGTGGTCGGAGGCCGGTAGCGCGAAAGGCGTCTTCAGCCTCGACTCGACCAACCACTACGTGACCCGCACCGCCGTTTCGGATCCCGAATCGCTGGGGATCGCGGAAGGCCGCTACGGGATTCTCGGCACAACGGAATACACCGACATCGTCGTCGGGGCCGACGTCTTCATCTCGGCTGCGTCATCAGGGGGGCGGCGAGAGTACGGCGTTTGCGCGCGCTACGTGGGCGAATCCATTGCCGGCGTCATTGCGCCAAGCGAATCCGGTTTTGGCTCTTGGCGAGTGAAGCGCCCGCCGTTCACCGGGACCAACTTCGGGAGTGGCCTCTTGCCATTCAACCCCGTGGGCCAGTGGCTGCAGCTCAGGCTCGCGGTCAGCTCAGCCGGGCGATGGGAGTTCTGGTGCAACGGCTTGCTGCTGGGCAGCGGGAACGACTCCAACCTGGCTACCGGCGGCGAACTCGCCAAAGGGAAAATCGGCATCTACGACCAGAACCCGGGCCCCGGCGGGGTTACCCGGATCTACGACAACTTCATCGCCTTCCCGCCGGCCTTCGATGTGGCGGTCTTCTCGAAACAGTCGGCCGAAGTCAGGGCCGATCGGATGCAGCGCGAGGACGCTGCCGGCGCCCTTTGGGTGGCCCGCAAGGACTACAAGGGCAGCTACTTCACCCTGCCGCCTTCTCGCCGGGAGGCGCGTCCGGCTCGGACGATCGTGAAGCTCTCGCGCGGCAACACCGACACGATGGCCGACAGCGGGATCGACGACGCCAGCTTCAAAATCTTCTGGCAACCTCGCGGCCTCGTTCTTCCGGAGAGCTGATGAACGCACAACTCTCCGTCGCGATCATCGCTGCTGGCGGTGAGGCTTACCGCTGGGGGCCCGACGAGTGGGATGTCGAGAACATCCCCCAGGCGATCAGCTTCGGCACGTCGATGCCAGGCGGCTTTAAGAGCGCGACGATCACGCTGCCTCGCCGGATCGACTTCGACTACGCCGACCTGAATCTGCTCGACACGGTGCAGATCCTCGGGCCGGGGAACGAGGTCGCGTGGGAAGGGCGAGTCCAGCAACTTCCTCGGTCGCACGGCGACACGTTCTCGATCACGGTCGGAGCGGTGGGGTGGTCGGCCCACCTCATGGACGACACGAGTTTCCGAGAGGTCTATGTCGGCCGGGATCTCGGCGAATGGACCGACATCAGCTCGTCGTGGCGGCTCTCCTGGGGAACGTCGCTTGCCTACCGAGGCTTCAACGTCGCGCCGGACGCCACCAATGCCCTGCCGGGGATTGCGCTGGAACTCGATGGTGTCCTCCCCGCCTCGCCCAAACCGACCGCGGGATGCCAGTACGACGCGGGGCCCGGCTGTCGGATCGCGTTCCTCGACTACGAAGCCTTCTTCTCCTGGCTCGACGTCAACTTTGAAATGAACGTCGGCACCGCTCAGGACGACTCTCCGGCGGGCTTCGCGCTCTGGGCCGATCTTTGCCTGGGCGCCGCCACGAACGGCCCGGCCACCCTTAGCGGCACCCCCGGTCGCGTGATGGATTTCGAGTGGCGCTTCAGCGCTGCCGGCGGGAGTGATGGCGTCCAGTACAAGGCCACGATGCGCAAGCTGGCCTGGTTCGGTGACCACGGCCTCACGATTCGAGGGTTGCCGCCGAACCGAGGCTTGTACGCCTCCGATGTCATTGCCGACGCACTGGCGCGATCGGCACCTGCACTGAACTTCACCACGGGCGAATCGGGGTCGATTCAGCCAACGACCTTCATCATCCCGCACCTCGTCTTTCGGGAGCCGACGACGCCGCAGTCGGTGGTGATGCAGGCAAACGGTTACCACCTCTGGGATTGGGGCGTATGGGAGGACCGCGAGTTCTTCTTCCGCGAACCGAACCCCGAGCGCCTGACGTGGGAGGTGCGCCTTTCTGAGGGCGCCCGGCTCGATCTCGAAGGGTCGCAGGCCGACGATGTGTTCAATGGTGTGGTCGTTTCTTACACCGATCCCGGCGGTGTACAGCGAACCGTTGGGCCGCCGGGGGCGGACGCAGACGCAACTGACCCGTCGCTAGCCGACACCTCCCAATCAAACCCGGTCAACGCCCACGGGATTCCTCGCAAGTGGGCAGTCGTCAGCCTGAGTCAGACCACGACCCAGGCCGGGGCGGTCCAGCTTGGAGCGATCTACCTCGGCGAGAAGTCGCTCCCCCAGCGCCGCGGGTCGCTCGTCATCACCGGGAAGGTAAGCCACCCGACAGCCGGCCAGCGCCCGGTGTGGGCGATGAGGGCGGGCCAGTGGGTGCGGATTGCCGACCACCCCACGGACATACCTCGCAAGATCATCGAGACGAACTACGACGCCGCGACCGACACGATCACCTGCAGCCTCGATAACACCAGCCAAAAGCTCGACGCCATCCTCGAACGGATCGGCGTTTCCCTGATCGGAGTGCTCTGAAATGACCGCTGACTTCATCGTGGTGAAGAAGACGAACGAATCGCGGCCTACCCAGGCCAGCGATTGGGAGGCCGTCGCGATCGTGCCCAGCGTTGAAGGCAAAGACCTCGACGAGCTCCGGGCCAACGCGATCACGATGGCTTACTCGGGCGAGGGTACATACCGCGCGCTTGAGTGGACCGAGGAGGCCGAGGCGGTTGTAGGTCCGCCCGCCTCGCCCGAGGTGACGATGCAGAGCGAGCGGGCCGTCGCCGAGGCCGTCGAAGCGCAGAAGGCAGAGGCCGATGGGCGATGACACTCTCGACCAGTACCGACTCACCGAGACCGAGAAGCGCTCGAAAGACGCGATCAAACGGGTTGGTGACTTGGAGGGGCGGGAGGCAGTTCGAGATGTCAAGGTGGCCGCGATGACGGCCGCGTTGAATCGCAACTCGGCCTTCACCGGCGCAGTCGTCTTGGCGATCGTCGCCGCTGCGCTCGGAGTCATCTTCGGGGTGGGCAAGTGAACCGTCTGATCGAAGAGGTCGCCGCTGTCGATCCAGACTTTGCGAAGACGCTGCTGCGTAACCAGCGGCGCAACTTTGCCTTCGCGGTGATCTCTGTCCTGGCCGTGCTCGCTGCCGGCTACGCCATCGCCGTCAACTTCCAGCAGGACACGAAGATCACCCGCGTCGAGCACTCGGCCTGTCAGGAAGACCCGCATGGCAAGGAGTGCCAGAAGACGAAGCTCGAAGCGGCGCGGGCGGCAAACATCTATGTGACCTGCGTGCCCTTCTGGAAGGCGGGCTACCGCTGCCCCAAGCCGGGGAGCCCGGCCGCGCAGCGGCGCGCGATCCAAGCGAAGTCCAAGGAAGTCCAGAACTTGGAGGAAGGCGCCCCGACCTCGCACGCTGAGCAGCCCGCCTCCCCGGTCGGCGGCACCGATGTCTCCTCGCCGCCCAAGGGCGGAGGCGACGAGACCCCCGGCCCGACGACGACGAGTCCGGGCCCGGCCGTGCCGAGCCCTGCACCTTCCCCGACGACGACCGGCAGCTCTGCCGGTGATGGGGCGTCGAGCGAACCTGAGCCCGAAGTTGACCAGGAAGAGCCGCAGGAAACGGAACAAGTCAAACCCGGCCTGATCGGCAACCCCGGCGGCGTCCTCGGCAAAACGGCCTGCGGTCTCGGCCAGCTCACCGAAGTCGCCGGCATCCGCGTCTGCACCGAATAACCCTCGCCGCTCAAGCGGCCCATATGGAAAGGAGGGCCGCGTGTCTCGCGACCCGAAGCTGAACCGCCTCCGGCGGAAGACCCAGCGTGCTCGCCGCGACGAGCGCCTCCATACGCGCAAAGCGCGCCTCTACCAGCGCAAGGTCGCTTTCCTGCGGCTGCGGATCTCCAAGGTGGTCGCCCGGCGCAAGTCGCTGGAGAAGGTCGCCGTCCTCGACGGGACGCCCATCACCCTCGAGCAGAAGATCGCCTTCCTCTACGCGCGGTCGAAGGGCTGGCTGGGCACCATCAACTCTGGCGACCGCCGGACGGTGATCGCTCGCCTACTCCGGCGCCTCGGCAAGAAGTCCCAGCAGGAACTCTGGGATCTCTTCCAGCGCGGCGAAGGAGCGCCGGCCAACCCGCCGACGATGGGGACGCACCAGCGCCTGGGCGACGCCGTGATCGGCGAGCCGGGCGAGCCGATCCCAGCCTGGCAGCAGGGCATCGACCATTCCTACGCGACCCAGTGTCGAGCGATCCTCACCGCCGCCGGCTTCGACATCCGGCAGACGTACGGCAACGAGGAGTGGCACTCGAACTTCATGGCGCCGATCAAGCCGGTGCTGGTGCGCAAGGGGCTGGTCTAGATGCCCCGCGCCGTCCATAGCGGGAAGCGCGCCCGCGACCTGAAGCACTTCGACGAGAAGCCGACTGATCGTCGTGCGCCAAGGGGCAAAATCCGCTGGCGACTCTCCTACGCCGCCCGCTTCGTTGCCAAGTGGGAGGGCTGGATGCCCGAGTCCTACTGGGACAGCCTCGGCAGCGTTTGGACGATCGGCTACGGCCACACGGGCGGGGTCAACCCCGGCGAAGTCTGGTCGAAAGCCAAGGGCCTCGCCGTCCTCACTCGCGACCTTCACACCGCGGCGCGGGCAGTCAGCCGCAACATCAAGGGCAAGCTCGCCATCCGCCAGCGGATCGCGCTGATCTCCCTCGCCTACAACTGCGGTCCCGGCGCCGTCGAAGGCTCAGAGCTGCAGGCCAAGCTCAACGCCCGCAACTACCTGGGCGCCGCAAACGAGTTCCTCGAGTGGTCCCACGCGGGCGGCGCTGTCGTCCAGGGCCTGCTCAACCGTCGGCGCGAGGAGCGCTGGCTGTTCCTCCATCCCAACAAGCACTAGCTGAAAGGAACCACCATGCTCGAAAAAGCCCGCGACTTCCTCGCCCGTCTCTTCCCGCCGCAGCTCAGCGCCTACGTCCCCGGCTCCAAGCTGGTCGCTGGCGTCATCCTCGCGGTCGCCGCGGCCGTTGGTGTGGGTGCCGATGCCAACGTCGCGCTGCCCCTGGTCGGCGACGTCGACCTTTCCACGGTCGCCCTCGGCGTCGGCGTCTACCTCTTCCCGACCGCGCCGCGCGACCCCAGCGCCTAACCCCCGAAGGGACACCGGCCCATGCTGAAAGACACCCTGGCGCTCAAGCACAACGTCGAGATCGAGCTGTTCGGCCCTGACGGCAAGCTGAAGGAACGCCGCGTCCTCCACAACCTGATCCCCGACGCGGGCAAGGCTGCGGCTGCCGAGCAGCTCCTCGCCGAACCTGGCAAGGCGAAGCCGACCCACATCGCGATCGGCACCGGCACCACCGAAGCCAAAGCCGCCGACACCACGCTCAAAACCGAGCTGGACCGCAACGCCCTCGTCTCGAAGACCCGCTCGGGCAATGTCGTCACCTGCATCGCCGAATGGGCGCCGGGCGACGGCACCGGGGAAATCACCGAGGCGGGGATCCTCAACGCCCCGGCCGCGGGGGATCTCTATGCCAGGGGTGTCTTCGGCGTCATCACCAAGGCTGCCGGCGACGAACTGAAGATCACCTGGAAAATCACGGTGGGCTAGCGGGGCGGCATGGCCTTCCCTGTAGCCGCAACGCTGTTCGACGACTTCAGCCGCGCCGATGGCAACGTTGTCGTCGGCGACGCCGGACAGTGGGCCGAAGCGGGGATCAACAACCCGACCAACAAGCTCGCCACCGCGGGCGAACAGCTCAAAGCCGAAGGTGCCTCGGGCAACGGGCGCAGCGCCACGGTCCTCGGACCCGATGTCGAGATGTACGCGACGCTGTCGGCGCTGCCCGTTGTCGGTAGCTACGTCTTCTTCGCCTCTCGGATCACGCCCGGCGCCACCTGGACCGGCTACGGCGCAATCATCATCCGCACCGAAGGCAACACGTTCCTCTGCCAGATCCGCAAGTACACCAACGGCAGCAACCAGACTCCGGGCGGCTGGGCGACGGCGACGACCACCTTCGAAGTTGGCGACAAGTTCGGCTGGTCGGTCATCAACAACAAAGCAGGCAACCCCGTCATTGCCATCTACCGCTTCCACGCCGGGGAATGGACGCTGCTGGCCGAACAGGCCGAGACCACCTTCCAGTATTTGAACAGCGGCCCAATCGGAATCGAGCTTGGCGACAACACCGCTCGCCTCGACAACCTCTTCGCCGGGACTGTGGGCGGTGCAGTGCTTCACTCGATCGAACTCACCGACTCGCTCGCCCTGGCCGACTCCCTCAGCACGGGGACGGGCAAGGCCCTCGAAGACGTGATCGTCCTGTCGGAGGCCATCGCCAAGCAGCCCGGCCACACCCAGGCCGACAGCCTCTCCCTCTCGGACGCGATCGGCAAGTCTGCCGGTCACGTCGAGGCAGACGCCCTCGCGCTGAGCGACGAGCTCGCCAAGGGCGTCGGGCACGTCGAGGTCGACTCGCTGGCGTTGAGCGACAGCATCGGCCAGCGCGTGACCAAGAACCTGAACGACGCCTTGGGCCTGGCGGACAGCATCGCCAGAAGGGTGGTGAAGGGGATCGCCGACCTGCTCGGCCTCTCCGATTCAGTCACCACCGGCGAGCCCGACCAACCGGCGCATCTGGCGATCTTCGACCGCCCTTCGACGGTCCTGTCGATCGACGACAGGCCAACGACCGAGCTGGCGCTACTGGACCGGCCCACGACCATCCTGACCTTGGAGGATCAACCGGCATGAACGTCTACGACATCGGCGCCGAGGTGGAGGTGCGCGGCATCTTCACCACCCGCAAGCTCACTCCCACCGAGACCAAGAAATTCAAGGACACCGGCGAGTTGCCCGAAGGCGTCGGTGTGGATCCCGACGAGGTCACCTGCACGGTGATCGCTCCCGACGACACGGTCACCCACCCCGAGGCCAAAGGCGAGGGCGGCGTCTACGGTGCCCTGGTCGACGTGACGATGCCTGGCGTCTACCAGTGGGGCATCACAGGCAAAGGCGGGCGCAAGGCGGCGAAACGCGGCGCGTTCGAAGGAGCGGAACCCCTACCGGGCTAGGCGTCTTCCTCATGCCACTCCCGGTTTTTTGAGAAGCCCCGGTGCCCCCCTCTATGGGCGCTGGGGCTTTCTTTGTTTGGGCGAGAGTTGTGGCCTCGTAAGAAGCTGGCAACCGGGCCCGTTAAGAGCCTCGCATGTGCCCCAGGTATTGCTCTTTATGTCGGAGAGCAGCCCCAGCACAGATTCATTGATGTACCCGGCGCCCAGCTTGCGTTCGATTCGTTTCAAGATGGCGGTGTTGGGGTCGCTGTTGCCAGCATCTGCGTGGGTGACTTGCCCCAAGCCGAGCCCGATCACGATGCCGAGGAACCCCACGATTACAACGACGGTCGCCTGCCTCAAGATAGCCCTCCGATTTCGATTGCGCAGAAGCGCCGGAGCATACCGGCGGGCCGATACGTGGCTTTGGGCGATGTCAACGATGATTGATAGACCGAAGCGCCCGAAGCGCATTGGCTACCGGGGATGCCCAATGCACCGAAACCGCAGGCTGCCCTCGGTAGCGCGATCCGGCAACTGCGGGAGAAGGCTGAACTGAGTCAGGAAGAGCTTGGCTATCGAGCTGGGGTTTCGCGCGCCTGGGTGTCAGAAGTTGAGTCGGGCAGAAAGAGCCCGACCTGGCGCACCTTGACCCAGCTCGCGGAGGGGCTCGGTGTTCGGATGATCGACGTTACCGCTTTGGTCGAAGCGCTCGACCGTCAATGATCCTTGACGCATCGGCTAAGGTGCCCCCAAGGAGCTACGGGTGCGTCAGGCACTCGCCCTGCTGTTTCTTTGCTCGATTGAGGGAAGCCTCTCGGCCAGCGCCGGCCGGGAGGTTTCTTTCGTTGCGGAGGAGAGCGAGGGCCGGGCGCGGATCGGGGCTTGTTGGTCAACGCGACGCTGAGCGCTTTGTTATGCCCGTCGAAAACCTTGCCCTGCCTGCGGGGTTGAGGGAGGTGGGGGAGCGCCTTGCGAAACCGAGTCTCGATCCACAATGCCCCCCGCGAAGAAGCCAATGCCGCGCCTGCGGCAGATCCGCGAACAGAAGCGTCGCGCCCAGGCCCTTGACCCAGAACGCAATGACCTCGTGCAGTCGGCCTTAGAGGAAGGCTTCACCGAACGACAGGTCGCCGCCGCCGCTGGCCTCTCGCCGGGGCGGATCAGCCAGATCAAGAAAGTGCTTAGCGGCTAAGCACTTATTGCTTGGCGTTGCCTCGGCGCTCGTGTACGGTCGGCGCGCGAATGGAAGCAATTCCCCCTAGCGATACGGAAGCACGATGTACTCCGGGGAATGAGCAGCGGTCAGCGCGCCCCAATCGCGCCGGTGCGCTTCCTTGCAACAAGGCGGGCGACGATGTAGCTTCCCCGTCACAACTAAAAGCACCCCCCGGCCAGCGCGCCAACGCCGACCGAGGGGCTAACCACAAAGGAGAAGACGCTCCTCGATGGCTACAGCTAATGATGAGAGACAGTCCGGCGGAACCCAAGCGGCTCCCATTGGGGGGGAGCCGTCCGCCAAGACGTTCCCCCTCAGCGAGGGGGAAGTCCTAGCCCTACGGAAGCACGCCGAGTGGCACATGTTGTTTGCGACCGGCGAGCGGTTGCGCTGGTACGACGCCGAGAAGTGCGGCGGGTCGCCTGACGAGACCCGCGCCGAGGCGACCGAGCGAATGATGGCTGCCGCCGAGGTCTATGGAGCCTGTCGGAACGCCGAGACAGCGTTTCGTGACGGCCTGAAGCCTGCGGCTGAAGCGGCCAAGGTTGAGTTCACCGACAAAGCGTTGATCTGGATGGGAACGCAGAGGAGTGAAATCCGGAACGGGCTCGAGAGCGCACGGGGAACCGTTGAAGTGAACATCGACTCCACCCCCACCGAGACCTTCCTGCTCTTCGTGCTGGATGGAGTCTGCGAGGGGGCGAGCGACCGTGGCTGACGCAATCACCATGCACCCGGCACCGGAGCCCCTGCGGCTCAACCCGAAGGCAATAAAGGCCATCGCCCCGGCCGCGTGTCTCGACGTTGGCTACGAAGACCTCTACCGCGACAACCCCGAAGAGTTGCTGGAGGTCTTCCCGGTGGTCGCCAGAAACGTTGCCTACGTCGAAGCCCTGATGTCGGGGGAGCTGACGGAGGTGTGGATGATCCTCGACACCCAGAAGCGGCTTGGTGAAGACGAAGAGGAGACCGCCAAGGAATTCGGGACTCAGACGTTCTGGCTCGAAGAGCGTGGGAGTGAATGGAGCAAGAAAAAACGCAAGCGGAGGATCAGGCTCCTCCGCAAGCTGCGGGTTCGGGCGCGTTATGTCGCGGAGGCGCGCCGGGCTTGCCAGGAGTGGTGGGAGGCGTACCGGCAGCATGAGGACGACCGGGAAGCGGCGCAGCGCCTCGGCCTGGTCGAGGGGGGCGAGGGCTAGATGCCGGGCCAAGCGCAGAAGCGCGAGCAGACACCCGACCTCTACCAGTCTGCCGTCGAGGTCGCCTTCGGCCACGACGGCGCGCAGATGGCAGCCGAAGCGGCGGCGGCTGGAAGCGTTGCAGACGCCGACGATTTGACCGATCGCGACAAACAAATGCTCGCCGTTGGCACGATGATCGGGGCGGCGGCAGCGATTGCTCGATCCCGCTACCCCTACGAGCACACCGGCAACACACTCGAACGGGCTGACCTCGTTGGTGAACACGGCCGGCGGGTCTGCGCCCTTGACCGCGAGCGACGGCCGATATTCGGGGAGGTCTCGAAGGAAGCCGAGGAGGTGGACGGTCGATGAGCGCACCCACCCTCGCCGTCAGGATCTACGAATCACTGGCCGGTGAAGACGCGCCTTGGGAAGATCTGATGGGCGTTACTGAGTTGCCGCCCGAGGCGATCAGCGACAAGCGGGGCGAGTTGGCTAGCGAGATCGACCTGGGCCACCTGCTCACCTGGGCCTTCCTCTACGGCGGCGCCTACGCCGCGGCGAGGATCGACAACCCGCTCGGCAGCGACGGCAGTTGGATACCGCTCGCCCGCGATGCGGCCAACAAAGCAAGCCGCTGGCACATGACTATTGGCGGTCGCCCAGAGGAGGAGTGCTGATGAAGACGACAACGCTGACCATCCCCGCTGACCAGATCGCATGGTTCCGGCAAGGGGTCGCCGAAGAGGCATCCTGCGACCTTGAGGCTGAAGTCCCCCACTGGGAGGACTTCAGCAAGGCGGCGCTGGGGAAAGTGAAGGCAATCGCCGACGCCGCGATCTCCATCTTCGAGGCGATCGGTTACGTCAACGATCCCGTTGAAATCGAGTGCGTGGTAGAGATCGACGTCGAGCGAGCCGCGCTCATCGTCAAGAGAGCGCGGGAAGGTATCGCCGAGGAAATGCGGATTGCCACCGGCGACTACGAGAGCGTCGAGTACGACCCGGCCAAGGTCCGCGAGGTAAGCGAGCGAGCCCTCTGGCTCAACGACTTGGCCGAGTCCGTCAGCGCCCAGGGGGAGGTGTAGATAGATAATGTTGCACGGTCGGTACATCTTCGCTAGGGTGATGGCAACGGTGTACCGGCCCAGCAAGAAGCCATGAGCCCAGCTAAACCCGGCGTGTCCAACAGCCACGGTCCCCGCGAGAGCTGGCACCCGCTCGCGCAGAGGCGCTTTGACTGCGGGCGCATGACGCAGCAGCAGCTCGCGGACAAGTCAGGGATCAACCGGACCACCATTGCTCGGATTGAGGGTGGGCAGGAGCCCCTTGTCGCTACTGCTCTCAGGCTCGCCGCCGTCGTCGAGTGCAAGGTTGAGGACATCTGGAAAGGAAAGAACTGATGGCTCGCGTGACAGGACACATCTACCGAGTCCCTGGCCCTGGCGAAAAGCCCGAAGAGGGGCGCAGCGATCCGATTCGCAAGTCCGGGCCGGCGTGGTACACGAGCTTCCGGGGCCAGGATGGCAAGCAGCGACGCAAGCTGATCGGCGAGGCGTGGACGAAGAAAAGCGGCCGACCTCCCGCCGGGTACTTCACGCGGAGGACAGCGGAGGACGCTCTTGGCGATCTACTCGCCGAGCTGCGACAGGGTGCTGGGCCCGAGCCCGGACACATCGGTGGCAAGACCTTCGGCGACGTGCGCGAGGAGTGGCTGCGCTACTGCGAGGAGGACCGCGGCCTCGAGGAGTCGACCCTGCGTGACTACCGCAACACGTCGCGAGGGGCGCTGACCGAAGAGTTCGGCGAGGACACCGCTGCGGCGGCGATCGACGAGGCGCGCATCGACGTCTACCGGACCAAGATGCTCTCAGGCAAGGTCAAGGCGAGGCGCGGTGGTGCCGAGGTTGACGAGGAGAAAGCCGAGACAATCTCGCGCCGCACTGCCCAGAAGCACCTCGTCATGCTCGGCGGGATCTTCAAGCGGGCGAAGAAGCTGAAGTGGATTTTGGTTGACCCGACCGCCGACATCGAGCCGATCAACCTCAAGCGCTCGGAGGACTTCAACGTCCTCACCGTCCAGCAGGTCGAGGCAGTTGTCCGCGCCTGCGACGACGAGACTTTCGCCGCCGCGATCACCGTCGCTGCCTACACCGGCCTGCGAACCGGCGAGCTTCGCGCGCTGCGGTGGCGCGACATCGACTTCGCCGCAGCGACTATCCACGTCCGCACGAACATGCCCGCCGGAGGTGAGGAGAAGGCCCCGAAGTCCGACAAGGTCCGCTCGGTCCCGCTCATGGACGACGCCGCCCGCGTGCTCGACGGCCTCTCCCGCCGGCAGGACTTCACGGCTCCCAGCGACCGTGTGTTCCCCGGTGCGGCTGGCGAAATGCTGGGGGAGGACGCCTTCCGCGACGCGCTCTATGAGGCGATGGAGGCGGCGAGCATCGACCGCAAGGCGTTCCCGGCTCGCGGCGGCTTCGTCTTCCACGACCTGCGACACGTCTTTGGCACCCTCGCCGTCCGGGTGTGGCCGCTCTCCGATGTGCAGGCGTACATGGGCCACGCCGACATTCAGACGACGATGCGCTACGTCCACCACATCCCGAAGACCGGCGCAGCCCGCGAATTCACCGAGGCGGTCGCCAAGATGAAGGCAGCGACCGAGGATCTGCCGGCGCTGGAGGAGGCCGAGGCGCAGGGTTAG